TTAGTGCAATGCCGTTAAGCGTCCTTGGGCGTCTGTGTCAGCCTGTACCGTGCTATCAGACAGTACCGAGCCATCCTCAGCTACGGCGTATGCGTGGCCGTCCAGCACATGTACACCCTTGTCTAAGAGATTGCCATTTTCTCCGGCAAGATACATCTTGCCGTCAACCTCAAAAAGACCGGTAGCCATAGCTCCCATAGGAGCGCCCGCGTCTGGCTTGAGGTAATAGCGATACTTACCGACATCCTGCCAGCCAATAGCCATAGAGCACTCGTAGCCGTCATCAGTTTCGCGGAGGTAGTACCAGTTATTACTGTTAAAGAACCAGCCTTTGCGGGCGTAGCCGTCCTTATCAAAAGCATACCAATAGCCATCGATAAATGCCCAGCAGTCGTAGTACCACGTCGTAGAGCTTAGTGCATACCACCAGCCGTGTGTGTTGTGTACCCAGTGCGGCGTAAATGCAGTGTCATTACCACCTGCGATTCTAGCCCAGCCAGCAGGCTCGATTTGCGCCACATTAAGGTCGCATCGACCGCCTGAGCTTGAGAATTGCCAGATGGTCCAATCTTGCCATGCGCCGGTATTGTAGATCATCTCCGGAAGTTCCCACGAGAAGCGATTGTCGGGATATCCTGCAATCCAAAGCGCACAATCACTCGCGCACGACGCCACGTGTGGGCGTCCTGCCGGATAGGTATATACCACTGGCCATATACCGGTACGCTCGTGCACTCGGTCCACAAAGCGACGCGGCCATGTAGTAGAGCCCCATGCGTCGTTATCGGTGGTCTCCCAGTCAAGCGCCAAAAGAGCACGACCAATGTAGCCACTAACACGGTCGAGGAAAGCGTCAGCTTCAGCTGCGGGGTCTCCGCCGTCGGCATAGTGGTAGACCCCGATAAGCTTACCGTCTGCAAGTGCTCGCTCAAGCTGAGCCGTCATATACGAGTTCATCGGTCGTGTGCCTTGTGTGGCCTTAGCAATCACGAAATCAGAGCCGCTGTAAGCGGTCTCCACAAAGCTACTGTCGTAGGTACCGCCACTTATGGACTGGTAGCCGGATACGTCAATTCCTTTAAGCATTGCCGCCCTCCATAGCAGTATGAGTGGGCTTCTCGCTTGGCTTTGTATAGGTCATAGCTCGGGCAGAGTCGCCGAGACCCTGCGTAGTTGGATCATTGACGATGCCTAGGATGGAAAGCACCGCAAAAGCGGCGTTGATAATGTCTGCAATCTGGCGATTGAGCACGACGAAATCCCACTTATAGCCAAAGGGTGCCGCACATACCTGCGCAAGCAAAAGTACGGCCGGCACGATTGCCAGCCAAAAAGCTTTGTTCTTCATACGTACGGTTACGTTAATCATCTTTAATCTCCTTTACTGACCGATTAACTTTGTAATTGCAAACGTCACGACTGCTGTGACGATAATGCTAATGACGGTTTTAACGGTGTCATTCCACCGCTGAGCGGGTAGCTCTGTCAGGCTATTAACCTTTAGTAAGACCTCACCAACCTTCGTGTTGATGTTGTCTAGTTTTTCATCGTGCCGGATGTATACCTCGCGGAGTGCTCGCAGTTCCTTCTCGTGGTCGTCAACGGTTGACTGGATTCGGATGACCTCACCTCGCAAGGCGCTGAGGTCAGCTTCGAGCTTGTCTATATTCGTCTCCATATACTCACCTCCCCTATGCGAAAGCCTTAGGCATGACGAACGCCAGCCCTGAGCAGTAGCCCCGCGCCGAGTTGTATATCCATATGTCCCCGTAGGAGCCGCCTACGCCATCAACCCATACGCCAGCAGTGCCTTCTGCTTGCTGTGTTGCGAGTACGACGTAGTTGCTGTCAGCCGGACGCCACTTCTCCGGAAGCTTTTCGACGGTATGTACGCCGGAGTATCCGGCCGGGACATACACATCTAAGAGCAGAAAACCACCATAGATGCGCCACTTGACATACGCTTTTGGTATGACATTTGAGCCGTCTGTGACTCTCATAGTTACCCATGGCGTGACAGTGAGAAGATTGATTAGATGCTTATGTGTACCCGTGGCACTTGATAGTACATTTTCGTTCGCTATATATGCCACTTCATACCCTTGTGGCTTAATGAAGACCTCTATGCCTCGATTAATCTCGCTCTCAATCGCTGCAAATTTTAGAACGCTTGACATAGTCGTATATGAGTAGTGCGGATTAAACGAAAATGACTCTCCCGTAAAAACTGCATCTTGTATAACGCCAATATCAGGATTATTTTCACGCTTAACATTAAGGTTAAAAGCAGAATCAACCATTGATATTTCTGCTTCTGTCGCTCCTTTAGCAAGAGCCACAGTGTTTTGAGCAATCGTAGCAATCTCTTTTGCGCCGCTCATCACGTGTAAACCTTGTGCATCAATCGTCGTGTGGGCGGCTGCCTTGCTCCCGACATGAGCACCTTCAGCATCGGTCGAAAAGGCGTTGCTGAGCTTATCTACTGCTTGCTTAGCAGCTGTGGCTGTCTCTTCTGCTTGTGTGGCAACTGTACCGGCTGCACTGGCCATTTGCTTCGCTTCTGTTGCCTTACCGTCTACAGCTGCAGCTTGCGTGGCTGCAGTCTTGGCTTGTGTCTTAGCGTCATGTGCTTCTTGGCCAGCTGCGTCTGCGGTCTTTTTAGCTTCCGTGGCTGCTGCTTTAGCCGCTGCAACATCAGATACAACCGTCGTAACGGCTTGTGCTGCCTTCTCGGCCTTGGTACTTACCTCTTCCACCTTAGACGCTGCGGCATCCGCCTTCTTAGCCGCCGTAGTGACTTGCTCTTCAACCTTAACGACGGTCTTCTTAGCTTCCTCGGCAGTCGTGGTTGCTTTGACCGCACGGTCATCTACCTCTGCCACCTTAATAGTGGTTTTCTTAGCATCTTCCGCGATAGTTCGCGTGGACGCTGAGAGTGCTGTGACGCGGCGTTGCTGAGCGTCTGCGTCGTCTTGCGCTGTCGTACCTTCCTTAGTGAGGGTAGATGCAATGGCACCGAACTTGTATTTGCTGTGAGTGGGGTCACAGATATCAATCGTACGGCCCACGCAAAGCATCATGCGAGACAGTTCGTGTGGCTTGCTTTTGACACTTACGCGTTCAAGGAAGTTAATGGGTCGAATGCTCTTATCTGCATAGTGCAGGTCAAAAGCCGACACTTCGATAGCATCATCAAAGCGCGCTGCTGCAAGCTCTGCCATAGCCTTCTCGGCGAGCTGCTTTTTGTCAGAAATATCGTGATACTGGATAGTCTTTTCGATAACTCCATAGCGCTCTGCTTTAGCCTTATCGACGATGGCATCACCAAGGATATAGTAGTCGGGACTGACGGCTACATACACACCGTCTTGCTCCCCGTCATCGATCGTGACATCGTGCTCATGCTCTCCTTCGCCGGCTTTGCCTACCGGCACAATGGCGGTAAAGAGATCCTTGCCATCGGTCCCAGTTGAAAGATCTAAGAGATTTTGTCCGAGCTCTACGGCCTGTGTAGACTCCGCAGCACCGCGAGAAGGTAGCCAATCGACAAGAGAGCCGTAGTCATCATATCGCACGCGGAAATAGCCCCCACAGAGCTTTGTAAGCTTATCGCGCATCTCTTTAATTGTGGTTGGACGGCTCCCGGTACCACGGCTCAGACGTCCGTAGTTTATGCCGGCATTGATACCGACACGGAAGCGCTTACAGCGGTTAGCGACGTGCGTGTTGTGCTGGTCGATAAACCAAAGAAAAAGCTTGTCGGCTTCTGCTGGCGCATTGATGGGACAATCAATCTCAGTCGTGTCGTAGGTCTTATAAGGCCGCACGGTCGTGTCATTGAGATATGCGAGTGACCCCTCGCAGACTATTTTCTTCGCACCATCCATGGGCATAGACACCGAGCGCACACGGCCACGAAAAAGTACCTCGCCGCTCTCGACTTCTTTTAACTCCACTTCACGCTCAATGGCCATAACTGCATCATGGCCAAAAGCAGACCAGAGTGGGTGTGTGGGTGCGATCTTAAAAGTAAGAGTCGGGGACTGTCCCGACTCTTCTTTTAGTTCTGCGCTTAAAATCTGTGTATCAGTACGCGGATTGTGGAGTACCTGTCCCGCGTAGTTCATGGCATACATTTACGCCGTCCTCTCCCACATGAAGACCGAACGAAAAGGTGGCATGTTGTTATGCGGCTGGTTGCCACCGGTCGCGTCTACTCTAAAGCGGTAGTTTGTTACATCGCCACTGGAGTATGCCGTCCATTGGTTACCACTGCCCCAAGTATTGCCATAGAGCATTGAAGTATCGTGGTTGTGCGAAGGCATCTCAGCCACAGTAAGCGTGTGCTCTTCCTCGCCGCCGGTAGAGCCTACGGGATGCTTCTGACTTTGAGCCAGCAAAAAGACGCCATTGATAGGCGACCATGTACCGCCGAGGAAGGTGCTAGGGTCGGTTGGCTTGGTAGACTGGTAGATGCTGCCTACCGGCCACATGGCATCGAGCAGGTCGAAGTTCTTAGCGATATCCTTGATGCTCTGCTGGATTTCGTCTGTTACGTCGGGCTTTGTTAAGCCCATATTCTTGGTTTTCGATGACATTAGATGTCCTTCCACTCAAATGTAAGTTTTACGTCGTTACCTTCGTGGGCTTCCGTATCGCCTACATAGATGTTTTCACGCCATGTACCGTGTAGCTGGTCCCATGTCCTTACTTGGAGCTCGGACCATTTAAGAGATTTCAGGCGATTAGTACCGGCTCGCACGAGATAGCCTAGGCGGAAGCCTGCGTACTTATCCCATGTATCACCTGTATAGTCCGTCCATACAGCTTTGCCATAATCGAGCGTTGTGTTTACATGGACGATGTTCTTTCCATGGTGCAAAACCATGTCTTCGTTCGTCCATGTGCCCGGCTCGAAAACAAAGCTTTGGCCGTTTAGGTTGATGATGGTGGGAGACGTGCATGTGACGATAGGTACCGTCTCTTTTGCCGGACCATTAAGCGTATAAGTCTTGCCGAGTTCGCCGTTAAGGAGATACTCGATGATGCCTTTTGACTTGTACGGTTCGCAGGTAATTTGCAGTTTGATTTCTACTGTTTGGTCATAGAGCTTCTGCGTAGCAACGCTGAAGCGCCCCGTATAGGTGTAGTCAGCGTCCCACGATGGGACGAAGCTAAAACGCCGACCATGTAAGAAGTTACGAAAGCGCGTCAAGCAATCCTCGATATCCAGCCAATTAAAAGTCTCGACCGGATACAAGATGCACTCTATCGTTCGGTCATTGTAGACAGGAGCGCCTGTAAGCCACTCTGACAAGTCTAAAGTGCCATCACGCCCCGGTATAGCCACCTTAGCCGTTTTGAGTGCTGGCGGCTTGTCAGAGTAGCTGTCAAGCACAAGCCCATACGTCTCACACAGTGGCGTACCGTCTACTGTAAGTTCATATCCCTCATACTTCATCGGCTTGCCACCACCTTATACTCTCCAAGACGTTTATCAATCTCCGGAGCGATAACTCCACCGACCGTTTCCCCATCCATATAGAGCTTCATATTCCGCACGTCTTCGCGTAGAGCTCGCACCTCCTCAACGAGAGTTATTGTCCCTGTGTCATCCACTGACACCGCATCGGCGATATAGCCTTTCAGCGTATCGATAGGCGCAACGGCTTCCGGACCTGCTTCTCCGCCAACCATGGCATTAGACCCATTCATGCCGAAGATAGTCGGCTGCGTGAGCACAGCACCTTTTGAGTACCATTCAATATCAAGATGCGGGACTGATGGTGGAGCGATCGAGAAACTTCCGGAAATATGGAAATGCGGAAGCTTGATTTTTGGAAATTCGATATGCAGTCCACGGAAGAAATTAGCAATGGCGTTTAGACCATTCGAGACAGTGTTTTTCGCATTGCCCATGATATTGCCAATGGTGTTCGCAATGCCGGAAAAGATACTTGATACCGTACTGGCGACACCATTCAGGATGTTTGAAAAGGCGCTTTCGATGCCATTAAGCACGCCTGTTATTGCGCCTAGAATGCCGTTCATGATGCCGCGCAGCGCTCCGGACAGGCCATTCATAATGTTTTGCGCGCCGGTTGATGCCATCTGCCAGTTGCCTGTAAAAATGCCGACAAATGTACCGACTATAGCTTGAATAACTCCGATAACCGCTTGGATGATGCCGGAAATAGCCGTCATAGCGCCTGTGATGACAGACGATGCTACTGTAAAGGCTGTGCCAAGCGCGGTACCGACGAAGTTAGCGAGCATCTGAAGCTGCGCAAGCACGACACCGCCGATAACTCCCGCGATGCCGAGAAGAATTTGCCCAACCACCTGTATTGCTGGCCACGCCATTTCAAATGCTGGAATGACGGTGCCTGTAATGAGATCTCCAACTGTCGCGAACGCATCGCTAAACATCTGTATAGCTGGTTGTACCGCATCGAATACCGGCGCAAAGGTCGATGTAAACCAGTCAACGACTACTTGTAGGCCGTTCTGGAAGGTCTCGCCTGCACCCTGTGCACTTGTCAGCCAATCGATAAATGGCGCTATGAAATCTACTGCGCTAGAAAAAGCATCGGCAATTACGTCAATAGCGCCTGTGATATATGGTGCTGCCGTCTGCGCGAAGTTTGCCGCCGCATCAGCTACGGCAGCAAGAACATTAGCAATACCACCAATGGCAGATGATACAACTCCCGTATCGTAGAGCCTGCCAAGCACATCAGCGATACCTTGCAGGGCTGCTACAACGATACCTCCGGCCACATCACCAATTTTCTGAAAAGACTCCCAAAGAGACTGCAGAGCCGGGCCACACGCAGACGCAATATCTGAGCCTATAGCACCAAGTACAGAGCCAATCTCACCAAGCGCATTCTGCACATCGGTATTCGTGGCTGCAAGCGCAAGAAAAGCCGCTACAGCGATACCTACGGGGCCAGAGAGTGCCGACAGACCACCGGACAAAGGTCCGAGCATACCGGAGAGTACAGGTATGTGCGCAATGACACCGGCAAGCGCGGCCGGACCCTTAAGAGCCACAAAGCCAGCAATTACCGGAGCGAGTGCAGGCATAACGGGACCGATTGCCTTGGTAATGCCATCAATCGCCGGAGCAAGCTGTTTGAACACTCCAACAGCCGTCTGAATAACGCCGTTCATGAGAGGTTCAGTCATGCGAGACAGTGCCGCACGGACGTTTGCTGCTGCTCCTTGAAATGTGTTTCCGGAAGCCTGGGCAGAATCGCCCAAACCGACGCGCATAGCATCTGAAAATGTCTGGAAGTCAATTTGACCCTTAGACACCATATCGGAAACTTCTTCGGAAGTCTTACCAAGATAGCTACCAAGGAGCTGCAGTACCGGTACGCCCGAGCTTGTCAGCTGCAGCATGTCATCGCCCATGAGCTTGCCACGCGCAGCCACGGAACTAAAGATAGTTCCGACGCTATTAAAGTCACGTCCTGCGGCAGACGCCACATTGGCGACAGACTGCAGAGAGTTCGTCATGTCTTGGCCGGACTTAATGCCTGCTGCGGAAAGCGTAGCAGCCGTAGTAGCCGCATCGCCAAGACCGAAGGCCGTACCGCGCACAGCAGTTGTGGCCGAGTTCATGATGGACTCAATGTCTTGCACATCATGGCCAAAGCCAGCAAGCTTCTTCTTTGCGTTGTCGATAGCAAGAGCGCGGTCAAAGCCGCCTTGTACGGCAATCCCCGCAACTGCTGCGACCCCTGCGCCTGCAACATTGCCCATCACACCGACAAGCTCTGACGCATTTGTGCGTACTGCATTCCACGCTCGAGACACACCACCTACAGCCGCACTGGAGACGCTTTGCCAGCTATTCTGTGCTTTGTTTTTTAGTCTGTCCCAACTAGAGGACACGGAAGATTCCATCTTGCCGGCTTCGCTTGACGTTTGCTGCGAAGTCTTACCGACACTTTGCTTTAGCTGCTCGGTAGCCGCTCTAGCTTCTTCCATTCCTTTTACAAAACGGGAATTGTCTACCGTTATTTTTGCGTTAAGAGTGTAATCACTCACGAGGGTTTACCCCCTCTCTAAAAAAATTACGGCGTCCCTCGATCTTCTCGAGAGCCGCCATTTTTTGCATTGCTTCACCGGTGCTCATAGTGCGCGCCGGCTTGTCATAGTCGATTTCATCGAAAAGCGGAATCGGATTTGCACTCTTCTTTTGATACGCATTCGCGAGCGCATTACCTATCGCATCACGCACAGCCGAAACCGATAAAACCTCGTAATCTTCACGCGCCCGTTTTAGCAAGACGAGCTGTGAGGGTGTGAGCTCCGCAAACTGCGAAGGCAACCATCCAAAACGCACTGCCGCCCATGCCCAAAGCTTTTCTGACTCGTCTACGCCATCTTTAGGCTCTGTAGTCTGTGGCTGGCTAGGCTTCTCGCCGTGGCGTTTCCAGCGTGGACGCTTTAGGCTTTCGGGAATAAAAAAGCGCAGTCACGCTGTGCCGCGTCAACAAACATGTTGATCGCGTCAACGTATCCGCCTTCTTTTGTCTCGATAAGCTTCTCGGCAATCTCGACGCCTTTTGTGGGATTAACCCAAGCCGCGCGTCCACTTTCACGAATGCCATAGGCAAGCATCGTCACAAGTTCTCTGATGGTCGGAGAATCGCTATTAAAGACTGCCATGATGGACTTATTGCCCATTGCTGCTTCTGCCATCTCAATGCGTTTCAGCGCATAGACAATCTCATATTGGACGCCTTCAACCTCGAAGGTAGTTGGTTCTGCCATTTTTACTCCTTATACGAAAAACGGGGCGCCCTAAGGCACCCCGAATTGTTAGTTGAATAGTTACTTCGCTTACTTAGCGGCTGTGCGATTAGATGGCTTGGTAATTGCCTTAGCCTTTGCGGCTTCGTTAATGTCAAACCACGTCCACTTACCACTGCCGGAGAGCGATACAGAAGCTGTACGCACGTCATCGGATGGAGAATCGGCTTCGTACTTCGTCACGTATACAGAGCCACCACCGATAGGCGTAAAGTCCTTATCGTCGTAGAACTCCTTGACGCAAAGCGCCGTGCCCTCCTCGAAAGCTTGGCGAATTAGCTTGTCGCTCTCGGCATCCTTAACAACGATAGTGTCAACAGACACCTCAAAAGAGCGCGTAGAAGCGCGCTGGATCTTCCATGCACCTTTTACGTCCTTAGACGAGACACTTGTAGTGTCTGCGGAAAGAGAAATCTTGTGGTCCTTTTCTCCTGAGACGGCAAGTAACTTACTGCCGTCGGCGTTAAAGAGACCAAGCAATACATCCGCTCCGTTAATAGCAGCTACGCCACCTGCTCCAGTATCGCAATATGCGCCACTGTCATATGCAGTTGGAGAAACTGGTGTTCCTTCTGGCATGATATGCCCCTTTCTTTTTTATTTAATGATTAGTCCATACGAGACAGTAATCTCGAACTCAGATATCGCGTGCCATTCCCCCGTCTCATCTCGCTTGATTGTTTGCACGCCGTCATCGACTTGTCGCACGACTCTGTACGGACACGCAAGCTCTACGCGCGTGCTCATAGCTTCTGAGAGCGCATCAAGCATCTCAAAAACCTCTTCGCGAGTTTCACCAGGCTTTGAAATAGCGTGTATCTGCAGTGTAAATACGTCCAGATACATCGTCTTAGACTTGTCCGGACGCGTCGTTATCGCACCGATCGAGTAGAAAGGCGACGGCTCGTTGTTCGCGTCCGTTACACACCGAAGGCCGGTAGAGTCTTCCACCTGCGACACGACAGCTGCAATAAGCTCAGAGAGCGGCAAACGCTTTAATGTCTTTCTCACATGCCACCTTCTCTCAATAAATCTTGTATGCGTTTCTTGAGCACACGTCGCGTGGCTTCCATCTCACGAGAGAAAAAGTGCTGGCCTTCCACGAAGGGAGCCTTTAAGCGCTTACCGAGCTTCGGGACGTACTGGCCAACGTTTTGACGGTGGCCATACTCAACGTGTGGCGCGTACTCGCTCGTAAAGCCGACTTCACCCTCGCTTTTACTGACAGACTGACGAATGGAGCCGACCAGCTCACCTGTACGACGTGGAGTGATATTGCGTAGATCTTCGGCAACTTCGTTTACCGTACGCTTGATGGCTGTATCGACTCTTAGTTCTTGGAGGTCTGTCAGCTTAGCAGTGAAGTCGTCTGCATCAAGCGTGACATCAATACTCATGACACACTGCCTTTCTGTAGACGAAGCGTTAGTACGCGCCGTCGCCCGAGCTCTGACACTTGTATGACTTCATAGACACTGCTTGGTTCGGTAATCGGGAAGCGCACAAGCGAAGCTCTGAGAGCCGTTTTAAGCGGCGTAATCGTAATGAGCGTTAAATCACCTGCCTTGTAGTTGTTGCCATCGTTAGACGTAGCGAGAACCCCCACAGGACACATTCTTACACGCGCGGTTCCGAGAACTATGCGCTCTTTGATGCGATTCCCAAGCTTGTCCCGCTTGCCCGTGTCTCTAAGCTCGATAAGCTCACACATCCGCCACTTCATAGAAACCTCACTTTTGGGAGATTGGAGGTGCCCTCCGCCCTCGCCATATCAGCAAGAGCGGAGAGTTCAGCGTCATACTCAGCGAGCACATCGTCTACGAATTGCAATCCCATAGTGCCGCCTTGTCCCTCCGACTCAGACGTAATGCCTTCATCAAAGCGTCGATTGACCATCTTCACGGCTGCATCGACCACAAGGGACTCAGCAGACACAGGAAGATCAGACACACCTATGCGCATACACACACGATCGATAAGAGTCTGAATAACTTCCTTTAGCCATACATCAGATGGCATATCCTCCCAGACATCAAGGCGAGCCTTTACACGACTAAGTGCATCCATACGCCCACCCCCTTAGCTTAGGCTGCCTTAATCTCAGCCTTGACAACGCCGTCGGTAATCTCTGGGAAGATCTTGACGCCAGACATAACAAGGGTGTCGCAGGTTGCGGTCTTGGTGTCGATATTGTGGGTAATACCAACGAAGCCGGTCTTGTCGGAGGTAAGGCCGAAGGTGGAAGCAAGGTCAGAACCGTTTGCTGGGATGTAGGCCAGGTTAAGGTTCATGGCTGCAGTACCAAAGAGAGTGCCTGTCTTAACCTTGGAAGAGGTGATTGCAGTACCCAAGCCGAGGAAGTCCTTGAGGTAAGTAATGCCTGAAGCATTCTGGGTGGTTACAGTTGCAACACCGAGGTAATCAGCCACATCGAGAGGATTGACGAAGAAGACGAATGGGTTAGCTGCGTCAGTGTCAAATCCGTCATAGCCTTCAAACTTAGCAGTTAAAGAAGCCCAGAGGTTGGCCATAGTTGCCTGAAGGGTCTTGCCATTCTTTGCTGCAGCAGTAGTGGTGGAGACGCTTGCAATCAGATCGTTGCGAATGCCGTTCTGAATGGTGCCGATAAGCTGTGCGTCTGCCTCGTTGATTGCGCGGTTGCGGCCACGAAGTTGAATAGCCTCAGCGGAGGTTACGCGACGATACTTATTGAGCGGAAGCTCGATGGTCTGGTCAAGCTGGCGCTTGATGTTAGACGCTGGAATGGTATCGCCCTCGGCGACGACGCCACTCTTGACGTCCTTCATGAACTTGTATGTCTTGATGGTGCCGCCCTGAGCTACAGGGATAAGGTTGGTAATACCGAGAACCTTCTGAAGCTCCTGGATACCCTGAGTGAATCGATTGACATAGTCAATGGAAATCTCAGGAGCGATGTCGGTCTTTACGGTAAGTCCTGTTTCTGCTGGCATAGTTGCCGCCTTTCTTTAGTTAGAAAACAAATCCATGTGTTCGTGAATCGCGCGTTGACGAGCTTCCGTATCTTGGATGGCCATAATGTCATCGCGCGTCATTGCTTTGGCAGGTGTTGTAGCTTTGGGAGCCTTGCCCGCCAATCTCTCTTTAATTCCTGCTTCAACGGCAGCATTAAAGAGTTCGGAGAAAGCATCGACCGATGCTTTGGTTTCCTCGGCAGTGTCAGCAATAAGACGAGAGAGAAGCGCATCATCAACAGAGATGCCTTTTTCTTGGAGCTGCTTGCGAGACTCAGCCATCATGCCAGACACTGCATCTTTACGGCGCAAGTCGTCCAGCTCTTTTTGCAGCTGATCACGCTCGTATTCGGCTTTTTGCTGAGCGTTCATTTCCGCCAACTTAGCCGCTTCTGCGATCTTCGCTTCCTGCTGCTCCTGCCACTTAGCAAACTTCTTACCGATAAGCGCGTCTACGTCAGCGTCCGTGTACTTTGGTTGCTGTTTAGGATCGCCTTTTGTCGGTTCGGTTTGCTTGGTCGGCTCTTGCTTTGGCTCTTGCTTTGGCTCAGTCTGTGCCTGTGGCGTTGGCTCCCCGTTTGTGTTTACATCTGCCATAATTCATTTCTCCTTTTCTCCCGACATTCCCAGGCTGTCGGCGTACCTTTTCTCACGAGCTTTTAGTGACTTCCCGTCCTGGTCACGCATTAAAAAAGCGACTATCCCTAGTCGCTCTCAATACACAATTCAATAATCTTTTCCAGAACTTCATCTGTCGGACACCCCCGACAGCGCATGAGTTCGTTCTCGCCGGAGTCGACCACACATATAGTCGGCAAGTGTTCAATGTCTCGCTCCTTCGCATCGTTCGGATGCCAGCCGACATCTACCACCACATATTCGATGTCTTCCTCTGACAGTTGCGGCACAATGCGTCGAATCGTAGAGCGACAAAGCGCGCACCAATCAGCGACATAGATCATCACTTTGGGCATAGGTTCACCACCCTTCATCATCTACTATCGACTGTTTAGCCTGTGTAATGTCATAAACATTTATGTGTTCTGTGCCAGTCATCGGCTTACCAGTACAACCAAAAGTACAACCATCATCACTGTCCACATAGCACTTAGTGTCCGTACAGTAAAAACGTAAACAACCTGTAAATCCGCATTCCATAATGCACGCACATCTTGAACATTGAGAGCAACGAATAATCTTTTTCATTGATTTGCTTTTCCGTTCAGTTTTTCTCAATAAAAAAGCCACCCGGAGGTGGCTTGTAAAAGCTAGTTGGTTGGTGAATTATTTATTCCGCTTGGCGTCTAACTCTTCAATATGTTTACTAAATTCACCATATAATTTATCAACACTTTTGGCGAAGTCTTGGTCGTTGGCATAACGCTCAGAGCTAGCATCATCTATCAAAAGGATATCTTTTCTTTTTCTTAGATCTTTAATACTCTGTACCATTTCTTCACCTCATTTTCTTCTTCTAGACGAATAAAAGCAATTAACTGAGCTCTTTCTATTTCAGTAGTAAATTGCTTAGCTTCTTCAAGCAGAATACTATATCTTTCCTCAAAACCATGCAACTTAATAGGTTCGATATAATACACGGTTCCACCGTGCCCAGATACTAAAGAGCCAGATACACCTTCAGTCATCATTGCAGAATAAATATCAGAAAGCGACGGATAAGAATCACCCGGATGGTTATGTAAAAGAACAATGCCGTTCTTATGTTTCCGAACTATCTTTAATTCATCTTTATTGAAATTTGCCGCTAGCTTAACAAGTTCATGAGAATAAGTATCAGCTACTAAATCTCCTGTTCTAGCATCAAGAGCGACAAGTCTTTCATAAGGTGTTCCATCCAACTCTTGTAGCATACGACCAGTCTGAATATACAACTGCTCTTGTACTGGCTTAGGGACTGGCAACTGTCCAAACTTATCGTGGTACTCCTTCGTATTAACTCTCTTGTAATTAACGCTATAGCGGTTTTTACCACCTTTCTTAGCTTTAACGAAAGCTTCGTTCTCCTCAACTCGAGCTAGTTTTTGCCTTTGGCCAAACTCCTCCTGCTTCTGTTGCCATGCGTCCCAATCGTCAACAGCTGGCGCAATCTGACATCTGCAGTATGGATGGAGTGGCGGGAAGTTCACGCCCACCTGCATATCCTCAAAGCGAAACGTCTTACCTTCGACACCATGGCACTGTTCACATGTCCTGCCATCATGTACAGCCTGTATGGTATAAGAGTCAAAGCCTTCACGCTTCAGCTCTTCAGCTTGTGCCATGCGTGATACGTAGGTTCCCTCGGTATAAACCAAGCGCATGAGCGATGACTGTGGAACGTCCACAAAGCGCTTCTCGAGCGCCTTCGCGATTCGCTGGTACGAATCACCGCGAGCGAATGCCTTCGCCATGTCCTGCGACACGTAAGACGCGAGGGTTTCCGTGTTATCCCAAATGCGCTGAGAGTATGACGTGTTACCCGTCCACACAGTATCAACGAAACGGCGGACCGCGTCAGAGTCCATGTTATAGAACGATTTGCCAAATCCCATCGCTTCAGCCGCCGTGTTTGCACCGCGTAGACTTTGTTTCAACAAATGCTTGTCGACATACCCAGACACTTCAAATGTCACGTTGTAAAAATGCACCCGTGCAGACGCTTGTAAGCCTTCGAGCCTGTTCAGCTTGTAGATACTCTTACGCACATCAACGATAGACTGCATATCTGGATGTACGGCCAAAAACTTATCACAATCTCGGATAAGCAAATCACGATCTACAGGGTCCATCGTCTCCATGAGACGGCGATACGCTATGACGTTGTCTTCTCCGTAGCGCTGATAGTAGCTCGCTATCTCACGCTCAAGCCCTTTCAGTTCGCGTGTATAGACTTGCTCTACGCGCTTAGACAAGGCGTGTTCGTCACGCTCCATGGCAGCATCTGCCATATTCTGCCGACGCTGCCAGTAAGTTGACATCTACACTCCTATGCTTTGATTAGATTACTTTCGTCACTTCTCGCAGGTACTAACTGCGCGGCCTGCTCGGCGCGTTCGTCGGCCATGCGCTGCATTTCAGCCTGCGGCGAATCAACGCACGACAAGACAGACAGTTGCGTCTCCTCGGACGTAATACCGGAGAGGTTGCCCGCAATCTGCGTTTCCTCGAGCAGGTTCGATGGAAGATTACGTGTGAACGTTGCACGGACAGTAGTCCAGGCATCAAGCGAAAGCTTGTTGTTACCTGCATAACCGCAAAGCAACTTCCAGCGCTTAGAAAGCGAACGGCGGAACTTACGCTCTTTCACCATAGCAAGGTTGCTCATGGCCAACAGACGGTACTTAATAGCAATGCCGGAGCTGGTGTTGAAGCTCTCAGAGCTGAGGTCTGACGTCATCGAAAGCGTGAAGATAAGCCGCTCTAGACGGTCTATCAGATGTTCCTGCGTGTTATCTGCGTCAGGCTTCGATAAGAAGTCTATGACAATGTTTTGGCCGTCTCGAGACTTCAAATTGATGATGCGATTGTCTCGCAGATAATTCAGCGTTGCTTCGTCAATCTCTGCGCCGAGAATCTTCAGGTATGCATCAGCGTAGTATTCCACGTCGTTTGCTTTTTCCGAAATTGCCTTATCGTGAGCGTCTATGAGCGACATTACGCCTTCAAAAAGCCCTTGTCTCTCTTCATTGTCGATGTACTCGACCACAGGCACACCTGAAAAGCCGTGTATAACAGGCTCACCAAAGCTTACAGAACCACCAAAATAGGTGAACGGCGTCTCGTAAACATTGTCATAGAGTGTGCCGCGTATAGTGTCTGTCTTATCGTCGTAGCGGTTGTCATCTTTCCAAAAACGTACAGCATAGATGACGTTACTCTCGATGGTATCGTCACGAATAACAAAGCAATTCATCGGATTAACCGTTGCAGAGCGGGCATTAGCAGAAGCGTCACGCCACATCAACTCATAGCCAACGCCGTAGATGTCAGCAAGCTTAGAAAGCTCTGCGTCTAGATCGTCGGAATCATTGGCCGCGCTCCATGCTTCAAGGTATTGTGCGAAAACTTCATCATCTGCAGTAGTGCGAATGGGAACACCGAGAAAATATCCGACCATAGAATCCACGATTTGTTTAGCGTAGTTCGCTACAAGCTTATTGTCAGGCTTATATGCAGCCTTAGCCTTTTGCCTGAGAATGGCGTGTCTGCCTTCATACGCATCACGAAGTGACACGAGACGTGGAACTTGGTTAGCTATGTAATCGGTAAGCATAGCCGCTAGACGCTTACCGTCAAGCGTAACGTCTTCCGGAAGCCTATAACCGCCTGTAGGCTCATACGTGGCCGCATTAGCCGTAGTATCTGCCACTAGATACCTCCTTTGAATAGATGGATGATTGGTGCGCTCTCACGAAGCCTGATAGCACACGCCAGTGAGTCTGGCGCATCGTCGTGCTCTGCTCCCTCGGTAAAATCTATTACTTCGTCCCAGTACTCACGCGATGCTTTGACACTGCTTTGGAGCCTGTGTAGATGCGACCATTGCCCACGTGCAAACGTTGAGATTTTGATGAATTTATTCTCTGTTTCTTGGTAAGTCGATACAGGCAACCTGTAACCTTCAAGCTTGTCGGCAACGTAACCTTTGTCCGCGTTCTTCTCCATGTACACCGTGCCAAGTCTTAGCTCGCGGTGTAGCTCCAAGATGCGTGCCATGCACTTATCGACATGCGTCTCGCGATACAGCTCACCATGAACGTATGGCTCACTATCTCGCCATTGGATGCACGTAATAGCTGTGCCATCCTTGCCGCCATAGGCCGCGTCAACGTGCATCAAGCCGTCATAAAGCAATTCTTTATCGGTAAAGCTCTGACATTCACCCTCAAATACCGCGCCTTCCTCGGCCACATGCCGCAGCTCATAGTTCGCCGCGAAGAGTGAGTGCGTCATCTGCTTCTTAAGCGTCTCGGCTTCTTCCTGCGTAACGAGCCCTGTCTTATCCCAGGGCCAACGCACGGGCTCCGGCATCAACTGGAAGGCATCGTCTTTATGCCACGGTGTTCCTGTGTTGACGATACGCCCGCCGCGATTCTTGACGTTTTGCAGTTCGCGATAAACCTGCTTCGTACGCTCACGCTCTGCTCGCGAGTATCTGTCACGCACCGTCACGATATCATCTGTGCACACAATGTCCCAGTGCTTACCTGTAAGTGACCCCCCAATACCGTACCCCGAGACTTGCGACACACCTGAGACATTACACGCGATATCGCACGATAGCTCCGTAGATGACGCTGTAGTGACTCTCACGGGACGTCCGTAGATGATCTCGGCGATGTATTGCGTCACATCAGCACGCAGCATCTTTTCAACCGCTGAGAAGACCTCTGACACATCAGCTTCACTCTTGCGAAGAAATCCAACGGTCTTATCCGGCTGTGTAAGCATGATCACCCACAAAGCAACTTCAAGACTTGTCGTCTTGTATGAACCACGATGCGCTTGCAGTGTCATATCGTACTTGCCGTATGCGATATCTCGAATCCATCTGTCGTGGAGTCCTTCGCGTAGAAGGTCATAGCCAAGCATATGGGCAAGCCTTACCGGATGTTGTTTGATGAGGTGTGCAAGCGCTCTATCCTTCTCCACTGTCTACCTCGTCGAGCAAACTCTTAAATGCGACGCTAGCTTCCTTAGCGTTGGCGGATACTTCCATCTGTTGTACGGGCTTCTGCCCGGAAGTATCGCGGACGAACTCGGCAGCGCGCACATCTCCGTCGAGTGCCTGCGCCAAAATCTTCAGCGCCATCTTCTGACCGGCACGTAGATTTTTAGCAGCTAAAAGCCCTTCTAGTGTCTTGGCGTCTGAAAGCTTTCCCGCCTTCATTGGCATATTGAGAATCTCCAAGAACGTCTCGCGCATGTCTTTCTTTTCGCGGCGAGCCTTTCCGGAAGCCTTTCCGCCTTTACGGCCGCGCACTCGTGCTTCTTCTGTGCTTGGCGTCTTAAGATTCTTCTTATTTCCACGCGGCATCGACTCGCCTCCTTTGCATACGAAAAAAGCCCCTGCGCATCCGCAAGGGCTTTACCGAGTCATTCTCTGTCAGTCACACCTGACGATACCACAATACCGCTTTTCCTAGTCTTTTCAAGTTCCAAACAGTTCCAACTAGTACCAAACAGTTCCAATTTTCTAAACGCCACTCCATCCATTCACGAGCCGCGCCACTCCTATATCATCTGTCAGCTCGAAAACCTGATTGCGCATCCTAAGACATGAACTGCGCGACATATGCGCGATACGACTCGTCTCACTCCAGCTTTTCCCATCCACAAAATACAGCTGCATCACAAGCGCCGCATCCTGACTGACGGCAAGTCCGATTGTATGACATGCCTTATAACCATCGTCAATCGTCTTCTCAAACTCCCGCACAAGTCGCGCGAGAGCTTCCTCTGCGCTTATTATAGCGGCTGAAATACTCGCTGTCGGGTCAGAAGTCATTCCAACACTTCCAGAGCCATTAGACGCGCTCCTAGGCTCTCTCATAGCGTTTAGCCTGATACGTGCGGAAGAAATTGACAGACTCGCATTCCTTACATCCTCCCACCATTCTTGCGCTGTCATCTCATATCACCGTCTTTACCTGCAAAATCTCGTCTGATTTCCTCAGCTTTGAAGAATATCCCGTATGTCTTTGCGTAGCCTTTGCTGAGATGCTCGTCGATAATTCCCCTGTCATCATCGATAACACTGCATCTCACGAGACAGTCTTCAAACGTCTTCAACATATTCGACATATCAGGCTTTCCTGTGTGCGGCTCGCCGTCTCTGTGCTTCATGCTTTCCGGAAACATCCATCTCACAGTGAGCCTAAGCGGGCTTTGCAGAGTCTCTACGTCTTTCCCAACAGATGCACGTATCCACGAGCACAGCTCGTCTTCTGCATTCTTGAGCCTGTTTGACTTTCTAATGGCGGCTCTGCCTTTCCTTGGTCCTCCACCAATGACATATGCTTCGAGCGCGTTGTGCGTCACCTTCGGAGGATCGATCGGCAGAAACGCGCGAATTACTCTTGCGTCTTTCAACGCGAATCACCTTCTTCATTTTTGTTGATTGTTGCCATCGGGCGGCGGCTTTTAATTACTTATGCTGTGAGGGGGGGCGTATGCTGTAGCTTTGCGCACAAGGATGTGCGCGCATTTATGCGCACATCCGTGCATACGACCTACCTTCACACAGGAGTGATACGACACTACGAGTAGTAGGTAACACCTACGTATATATAAGAGACGCCGCCGCACTTCACCACCTAGCCTATTTTTCGTCTTCCCAGAACTCTTTTTCAACTTCTTTCATGCGGTCAAAATAGACGGTTTTAGTGCTTGTTTTTCCTTTGTAGCCGATGTACTCAACGGACTTTTTACCAAGCGGAGACCACTCTTTAGCGATCCAATCGCGAATAGTGCGGTCTTTTGGCTTCTCGCCGTCATCTCTTGTACCGATATACTCGACCAGATCACCCATTGAGACGTATCCTTCTTCACCGCCGCAACCATTTTCTATTGCTTTGTCAAAAGCGTTCTGTAGAAGCTCTGCGGCTTCCTTTTTGACACGATTACTCTCTTTCTTACGTGTCTCTTTTGCTTTGGAGAACGGATCCGCTCCTTCCGTCTCGAACCTCGACAGCTTCCCTGTTGGATCAAGGTAAAACCTCGGCCACGAGAAGATGACGTTTTTCTCCGGAGGTGTTGGGAAGCTTCGTGTCGTCATTGACACGCGGTACGCCGGAGCGCCGGAAAGATGCGTCTTTCTGAACTCTTCCGGAATCTCAAGTGGTGTGAAGTCGCACATGGAGTCTGCGTCGCGCGCATAAACGCCAGAGCCGCTCATACGGTCCATTGCTTTTTTCTGTCCTGATGTGCCTTTTGGATGATGGTGCGCATAAACTACAGCGCATCCGCACTCCTCTGTGATACGGTCGATGGCATTCGTGAACTCTGCCACCATACGCGAATCGTTATCGTCTCCGCCGTTGACCTTGTAGACCGGGTCAACAATGATCATCACGAATGTACCGGATTCACCATGTTTGAGCACACGCCGGATAAGAAGCGGTGTGAGCTCTTTCATAAGTCGCGCCTTGCCGCGCAGATTCCATGTGTAGAAGTTTTGACGCAGACTGTTAATCTTTTCTGCGTCAGCATGGTCACGACGTGCATTCCAGACGGTATGCAAACGCTGTCTGAACTCGTCTGCTTCAATCTCCAAATTGACGTAGAGTACCTTTCCCTTAGCGCATGGCATGTCAAGCCAGTCTCCGCCGGTACAAACCGCTTCCGCTAAATCGATAAGCGCGTAAGACTTGCCCATCTTGGAATCACCGGTAACGATAAGCTTCTGTCCTTGCCGGAGCAGTCCCGCGTCCTCGGTGCCTATAAGCGGCGCATTGAGCACTACAGGCTCGTCCCAGTCTGAGCAATCCACCTCGTCCGGCAAATCATCTTCAGACTCGTCAATCCATACTTCCCACTCGTCCCAGTCTTTGCAGCCAATGTTGAGCTCTAGGAGTTTCTGGCGGTTTCCTGCGCGCGTAATGCCCGGCATACGTGAGAGACGCGATGGATTTTTATTAGCCGTGTCGGGACTAAATCCATGTGTCGCACAGTATTGGTAAAGCTTCTCTACGCGTTTTCTGTAGAGCGCGTAGTCTGATCCCGCATCAATTCTGACAATAGCATGGACGCTTTTGTGTCCGGAGCTGACGACTGCCGCACACGGTAGTTTCATCGCCTTGATCATGCCGAGTTGCTTCTCTACTTCAAGTGTGTCTGATTCAACCAGTGCGTATCGATACTCGGTGACGTTCTGGTTTCCTCGTCCTTTACCGTCCATGGGATTAAAGCAAATCCATGCTCCGGCGTTCTCGTTCCAGTCTCCCAGCACGGCCCCAATATCATCGTTTTTGCATTTTGATAGTTCCTCGCGGAGCTGCTCGGCGGTTCTGTCCCAGTGTCCGCGCTTAGGCATATACCGACCGTCTTTTTCGTACGTTTCGTTGACGTAGCATACATGGTCGGAATCGTCGAAAAGCGTTTGCAAGTAGTCCGAAAGCTCGCGTGCTGGATGCCACGTGCCACCGTTGATATCGACGTCTTCTTCGTCTACCCAGTCTGGTGTAATGCCGCCTACCATAATTGGCTCGTCCCAGTCAATGGCTCGTACTGGACCCTGTGATGGATACCACCCTCTTTCTCTTGCCATTTGAATAATGGTGCCGGAGGTAATCCTCTCGACACCATTACCAAAACTCTTCCATTTACGTTCGCACTCGCCTTCGTGGTAGCGTGCGCTGTCTTGACGGCTCCACTCGTCCCAGTCCTGCCACGTAAAGCCGGATTCGTGGAGTGCCATTCCGCAATCGACCCACTCTTGATAGCTAAGTCCCGCAGGATCTATCGCATCGAGTGCGTCGAGCAGGTCTCTATGTTGTTCTTTCATTTATTGTGATCACCTTTTCTTAACTCTTAGCTTGTACCGACTCTCATACGCTCGACATGTGAGCGCCTGTAGAATTGGAAACAGCAGTATTTCGTCACCACGGGATTTGCACAGCCATATATCAGGCAGGCCGGGAGCAGGCGCGAGGAAACATCTTGCATGTACGCAGTTTTCACATCTACGCATCTTCTTTCCTCTCGCCCCATGCGCAGAAGCCGTCTAAATTATCCTCTGGGATTACGAATCCAAAGCCATCGCAGATATAGCCACAAAGCGGATTGTAATGCTGGTGGCTGCAATCTCGACATCTCACGATTGGTTCGTCAGTGAGCCAATGCCCGCTGTTGCCGTCGGTACCAACGATGTATTCACCTTCTGTCATCGCTCCTCCTTTTTCTTCTCCTACGTCGCTAGTGCAAGTATTTGATTGTCGATATAGTCCCCTGCCGGTAGAGCGGCTTGCTCTTGCGGCTCCCTCATAAAAAGTATCCAATGCGTCTTAGACGCTTTAGGGCGTCGATTGCCGATAATCGGTTTTGCCGGACAAAGTGCCAATACGTCTTTGAGTGGGATATCACACTCGCACCACTTAAAGACAAGCACGCCATATGGCTTGAGTACTCGCAGACACTCGCGAAAGCCTTTGGCCAAGTCCTCGCGCCATGTATGACTATCAAGGCTGCCGTAGTAGTCGCTTCGCCATCCGCGCTTACCTATAAGATGCGGTGGGTCGAAAATTACCAGGTTAAAGCTTTCGTCCGGGAAAGGTAGCTCCCGGAAGTCAGCCACCATATCGGGACTGACATCAAGCGCACGACCGTCGCACAACGTGAGATGTCTCGGATGCGCGTCGCACTTAAGTACGCGCGCGTCCTGCTTGTCGAAGTAAAAGCTCCGTGGCCCACAGGCCACGTCTAGGGCTGGTGGTAAAGTCATCATCTCACCGCCTGCATAATCTCTTGTACCAGCATGCCTTGAGGATGTAAACACCAGCCGAGAAGCTGAAAAACCATAATCACCAGCACAATTAGCAGAATGACGGCTATAGCAGCAACAAAGGCGGCAGCGAATTGTTTGCTATCACCAGGATCTCCATTGCGGATGCGTGATGAAACAAGAACGACAAAAACGATTAGCGCAACAATTAGCAATATGCCGAACATAACTGTGATATATATCGATTGCATGGCTCTCAACTGCGTATACTGCTCAATGGCTGACGCCGTGATGTCGTAGGCTGTGCCGAGACGCTTTGATAACTCATCAATGACTTTGGTAAGCATTTCGTCACTCATCCTTGCTCACCACCACTCTTGAACCACAGTTGGGACAGTACTTAGTCTCATCAAGATGTGTACCATGTGGTAGCTCATATCCGCACGACTGACACACGATGTATTCCATGCAAAAATCAAGGTCTAGCTCACATGTCGGGTCTATGAGGTTGGCTAGGCGCTCAGCAAGAGCCGAAATGCCAAGCCAGGAATCTTTTTCACCGCCAATGGCGCCGCAAATGTCTGTATACCACGGTGTGTAATCAGGGTGTACGTGCTTACTTGGAGTAAGGTTGCGCAGCCGCTCCGCTACCTTATGACGCTCCTCAGGTGTAGTGTGACCACTCATTGCCTACCTCCCTAAAATCTCGTGGATAAGCATCCCCTGCGGGAAGGTTATCCAGTTGTATGTATCAAAAGCGGAAAAGATAAAAACAGCTATAAAAATTCCAGCGATACCGGCAAGAAAAACGAAAGCGGCGAAAAAGAAACCCTCGTCGCCGTCATGCGATTTATTGCCTATACGAAGTACGATGACTGATAAAACAGTACATAAAATAATCGCTATACCGACCATGACTAAGCAACGCCAAGAATCCACTATCTTCGTCTGTACATACTGAGACATAGATTCTGCTGCGATGCTATAGGCGCCGTCAAAGCGCTTTGCGATCTCGTCTATGATTTTGGTTGTGATTTCATCGGTCATCAGAGTCACCTTTGTCCTCCTTTATCTGCTGCAAGACTGACTTGGTGATAAGTTCTTTCAGCTCGTAGTGAGTTATGCCGCATATTTCAGATGCAACATACTCAAAGCACGCACCTTCTGAGTCTTGCCAGCCGGGGAGCGTTATTACACAATCACTTGTAATGATCTTGCCAGTGCATATACGCATTGCTTCTTCGCGCTCTGTGTTGTCTGGTATTTCTGCAGCAGGATTAAAGACAGTATTTGCGCCTAATGCTTTAATAACTTCTGCTGCATCTGCGAAGCGGTCTTTGTAGCCATCTACCCCGGTTATGGGACCGGATAGAAAAACCGATTTTCCTTGTATTTCGCTAATGAGCTTTACAAGGTCTTTCAGATGAGGATTTTTGCGTACCAAATTGTGCAGCTTGATGGTCTCTTTGTCGCTTAGATCGTCAGCCATTATTTCAATGTTCATTGTTATTCCTTTCAGTTGTTTGGGTCATACGTTGCGGGGTCAATATCGTGCGGGACAATCCAGCGGTTCATGGCCAAGCGGCTCATCATGTGGCTGGCTTGCTCAAACGTCCAAAGCCCCGGATGTTGGAAGCCTTTGCGCTCCAACATGCGCACCTGTTTAGGTGTCGCAAGATGTGCGTCGATGCGTTCACGCGCCTTCGCAAGTACAAGCTCCGCATATCCTTGCGTTATGCCTTCAGGGTCAATACCGAGTTTTTCCAGTTGTTCTGTTTGTTTCTTGGTGATTGGCCGCTCTTCCCACTCAAAAGCTGGCTCGAAGGTCTGTAGATCTAAATCACAAATGCTTACCGCATACTGCAGAGGGTCAACAAACTTCGCTTTGCGCTTACGCATTCGTGCGAGCTCTGCTGCAAGCGCCGCTTCACGCTCAAGCGCAACATCTTGCTCGGCGATTGGCTCGGCTCCCATAAGATCAACCGCGCCTTCTACTTCTTGTGTCATCTCGGTAATGCGCTTAGCTACGTCATCAGATGTTGCGAATAGCGCCGCCGGGCGCACCAGATTGTGCCGTCCGGTCATCCACAGAAAGTCGAGCAAAAGAAGCTTCTCTTTGCCCGTCTCCGGAGATAATCGAGTCCCACGGCCTACCATCTGACAATTACCTACAACAGCAATTTTTCCGTTTCTGCGTGTTACAAGTGTTCCTAGCTCGTTTTCAACACACCAACACGATTCATTAGTATGTTGTTCTTTGGTCCATTGAGCATGCTGTCCCGAGATGGAACCGACTTTTACAAAACCTTGCTTTTTAACGTGAATATGCCAAAGATCGCATTTTCTTACTTCATTGGCCTTTTCTACTGAAACACTTGCACGGTATCCACGCTGTATTGCCATTGCTTGGAATCTTTCGATAAAGGTTTTGTTACCCTTTCCGATATCGTAGGTGAGAGTGTTGCTCTTGTTTCCGTCACCGTGGAAAATTGCTTCGAGCATTACAGCAAACTGGCGCTGTGTCATGTCATAGAGCTTCTCGCTCATATCTTTTGACAACCATGGTTCAAGACGTCCCCATCCGGTTTTGTCTTTATCGGTCGCTCTTGGCTTTCCATGTGAAATAGTCCATATGACGCAATTTCCGTGAGCATTCCAGTGAATATTTGTGCGTTTTCTGACTGAGCGAGTAAACTTAAATCCACATTCTTTGATGCAACGTTCGATTTCCTCGCAATAGCTTTTTTGTTGCTCACCTTGTGTAATGGTTATTTGACCATTTGCCTTATTGATTGAGCCGTCAGTCATAACCCACCCGATGAATGTTAGATCTGCATCTGAAAGTGGAACTCCTGTAAACTTTCCATTTCCACACACCGGAATATAGGCACCATCTCTCATATCAGCAAGATTTTGAGCTTCTTTAATCTTCCATCCTTTGCGGCGCTTGTTGTCATAGATCATGCGGTGGTGATTAGTTATGCGGATATCGGTTGATTGTCCGTTGATTGAGCAGAAAAATTCGTCATCATCAAGTGGTCTACGTACTTTAGCAAGTGCGGGAACAAATCTTGTTTCTTCCGTCTTGGTATTAAAAGCTAGTACTTCTTCTCCAACCTCTACATCATGTTTCCATCCATCACGCGTTAGGACTTCTGTTTGTTCATCTAGGCAATATAGCCCCCTACTCTTGGTTGGTCGAAGACACACGATACAGTCCACTGAGGGACAGTCCCAGCCTTCCGTGAGCAGCATGGAGTTGCAGAGTACCTGATACTTTCCGCGGTTGAAGTCTGAGAGGATCTCCTCTCTGTCTTCGCTTTGTCCGTCCACTTCGCAGACGATAAGGCCGCGCTCATTGAGCTTCTCGGCAAACGCCTTTGCGGTCCTCACAAGCGGTAGAAACACCACGGTGCGTCTGTCTTGGCAGCGCGTAACCATGGCGTCCGCGATAGCGTCAAGATATGGTTCTAGAGCGTCTCCAAGCTGTCCCGCTTGGTAGTCTCCGTGCGTTACTGACACGCTCGATACGTCCAGCTCAAGCGGTACCATCTCGGCTTCTATCGGGCAAAGATATCCGTCCTTGATGGCTTGTGCGATGCCATACTCAAAAGCGATGGAATCGTACACTTCTCCGAGGTCTTTCTTGTCTGCCCTGTCGGCGGTCGCGGTAACCCCTAGTACTCGCGCGCCCTTGAAGTGATCGAGGATGCGGATGTAGCCTTCCGCTAGCGTGTGATGTGCTTCGTCTACGATGATCGCGTCGAATCTGTTCGGTGCGAAGGCGTTAAGTCTGTCTTGTCGCATGAGAGTCTGCACTGAACCGACCGTGACACGCGCCCATGAATTGAGCGATGTGCTTTCAGCTTTTTCAAGTGCGGACTCTAGGCCGGATGTGCGTTGAATCTTGTCTGCTGCTTGCTCCAAGAGCTCGCCGCGGTGCGCAAGAATAAGAGAGCGGCCACCTGTTGCAGCCACTCTCTTTACAATCTCAGCAAAGCAGATAGTTTTACCGCATCCTGTTGCCATAGAAAGAAGAGTCCGGCGATTACCGGACTCCCATTCGCGAAATACAGACTCTACCGCTTCGACCTGATATGGTCTTAGCTCCATGATTACAACGCTCCATACTTACTCGCGCCTGTAGCTGGTGCTAGTGCTGGTACTGGCGCAGGAACTGATGGAGCGGTGACATACGCCGGAACAGTTGCAGTAGTTGCAGTAGTGGCCGAATTGTCGTAAAGGAACTTCTCGACCTCGTTGTACTGCTTGTTGTTGTATTCACGATTTTTGATAAGCGCCCTTCCCTGAGCACCAATGACACGCGACCACGGCATAGCATAATTAACGCCTTCCGGCATGTCCGCCGCAATCAATCGGCAGCTCTTAAAGAAATGTGTCAGCTTCCACTTTTGATTAGATACAAGGAACAGATTCACAAAGACGGTAGTCTCCTGAATGCCATTCGAGCATTTAAGCGCCAGCTTTGCGACTGAACACGCCGGAAGCTTTGAGCTACCGTCATAATGCCCCCGCTCGAAACTTGTGACGGTGAAGTTATACTCCCCTGGTTCGAGCAGAACAAACTCCGGCTCCTTCTCGACGGTGATCTCTTCGTCCCATCCGATAGCGCGTACTTCTTCTGCCATGATTTTTTCTCCTTTTTTCTATGGCTGGATTACTTAAACGGCACAGGGATTGACTTCGCCTGTGCGACCTCACGATTGGACTTGATGCGATTTAAGAATGTCGGCCATCCTGCCACGAGGTAATCGACAAAGCCTTGTTCGTAGTCTGCTACTGCGCAATCTTCCGGGTAGTTCCCAGTCTGTCCGACATTAAAGCGCAGCTCTTCGTCTGTCACATGATCGATTGCCATAAGGTCAACAAGATTGCTGAAGCTTGCCGGGTAGTTTGGACGCACATACGCCGGTGCTGTAGTAGTGGTGGTGGTAGGTGTCGTGGCTGGCTGTGATGGCGTTTCTGCGGCTTTCTTAGGTGCTGCGGTAGTAGTAACCGGAGCAGGTTTTACGGCATCGCTCACGCTCTCCTGTGGCTTTGCGTCTGCCATCATATCGGGGATAGCTGCCGCAAGCTCTTTCGGCATCTTGCCAAGCTCCAAGGGCAGCTCTTCGGGCAGTCCAAAGCGGTTCTTTGCGTCCCATGTGGTCGCGTGCGTCGTGCGGATAATACGACGTCCACCGGTAGCCTTAGCCTTGCCACTCTTCGTCGTCTCGACGTAGGTCTTGTAGTCACAAAAAAGGACCATATCCGCCCACTCTTTGATCATTGGCGAGACTTTTTTCGTCAACTTCAGTTCGAATCGGTCATAGGCTCCTGATTCGTCGGGACGCTCAAATTTCCGGAGATCAGAATGTCCGACCAGAACAACGTTTCGTCCGTGCTCGACAATCTCCGAGCAGAGGTCAAGCAATTTGCCGTATTCCTCTTGAAGGATGGTATAACCTTTCCCGTAACCCCATTCTTCGATACTTTTCTTACCGTCGCGTGCCATGATGTGCGCCGCACACATGCGCTCTGCTGCATCTGCAGTATCGATGACAACAGACGAGCAATTCACGCCACCATCGCGTACTTCGCGCAGCTCGTCTAAGAGCATCGACCAAGATGTAGGGCGCGGAAGACGTGCAACGGGGAGCTGCTTTGTACCAGCTTCGATATCAATGTAAACAGGACTTGGCCACATCGCGGCAAGGGTGGATTTGCCGATACCTTCAGGGCCATAAATAAGCGTTTTGATTGCGGTCTTTTGCACGCCGCAAATAAGATCGTATTTACTCATATTAGAGTTCCTTCCATGTATGCGTGGTGGTGGCAGTTGCCTTCTTGGTAGCCTTCTTGGCAGGCTTAGACGCTTCTTCTGCGCCATCCCATCCGATGGCTTTTGGCGTCTTTGGAGCTGGCTCTGCGAGGTCTTGGCCCTCAATGCGGCCGTCCACAATAATCACGGTGCATGAGTCATCTGTGGCCACGCGAGTACCGATGATCTGCAGTCCCTCGCCCTTCGCCCACTCGCCGAACTTCTTAAGCTCGTCGGTGTCGAACTGCTCAAGCTTATCGACCAACACAAAGCCACACTCTGGCTTAGTAGCGCGCACAATAGCCGTAGCAACGACCAACTGCTCTGCTCCGCTCATATCTCCCCACGTGTGGTCTTTGTAGGTAAGCGCTCCGTCGTCATCAATGGATAGCTCCGGCAATGGTAGCGGTGCACCATCGAGCAGAGACCGGCACTCATTGCGCAGATCATCGAGCTTTGCGGTAAGCGCGTCGTATTCAGCTTCGGCTTGCGTAGCCGCATCTACTGCTTCTGCTTTCGCCTGATTGCCACGAACCCGCTCGTTAATCGTCTCGATGTTTGCAATGGACGCTTCAATTTCCTCGGTGCTCTCAAGCTCGATTTCTGCCGTGCTTTTCTCGAGTACTTCTGCGTCATGATGTGCCTGTATCGCATCTAGACGTAGGTTATTTGCCTTCGCTTCGGCTTCTTTCAGTTGTCGCTTTAACTCGTCCACACGCTCAACTGCAGTCTTCGCGGCTTCGTCGGCGAGCGTTGCTTTGCGCGCAGTCTCTTCGGCGTTCTGCTTAGCCTTAAGCTTCTCGCCATTGCGTGTAAGAATCGCTTGTTGCTCCTGTATAAGCTCTGACGCGCTTACCGGCTCTTCCGGAGCATCGTCGTAGTGTGGGAGCTTTTCCGCATGTGCACGCTTAGACTTAGCGTCGCGACCTACCAACTGACGATCTTGGAAGGTTGCACGAATAGATCCGTCAATCTTTGCGAGTTCCGCGTCGATGCCAAGCGTCTGCAGAAGCGCGGTTGCTTTGTCGGCGTCCGAGCCGTTCATGAAGCGCGGAATATTGAGTGCCAACTGACTGACAAAATCGTTTAGAAGTTGCTGTCCTGCTTTCTTGCCCATGGTGTCGGTGACATGGAGCGAGCCGTTCTTGCCTTTGCGCTCAACTACAACCCCGTTATCAAGCTCAATGTGGAGCTTTGCGGGTGTTGCTCCGCCTTTGCGATTGGGGTCATCCGGCTTTAGCTTGTCGCCGCCGAGCGCCCATGCAATAGCATCGAGTACGCTCGTTTTGCCTTGGGCGTTCTTGCCGCCAATGACAGTCAAGCCGTCTTTTGTCGGCTCAAGCTCGACGGCACGTATGCGCTTAACGTTTTCCAACTCAAGCGATGATATCTTTACAGACATTTAATCCCTCCAGCAGTAGGCACCGGCAAGCACTAAGCCACAAAGAGCAGCGAAGGCATAGACACCGAACGCGTCGTATATAAAAAGAAAGAAAGCGGGAAGTACTCCCGTTAGTGCAAGTACAGCAAGAAGAAGGGCGCACCCCTCTTTTATGTGCTGTAAAATAGGTTTGTCATCGGCTGGTGGCTCGTATGACACGCTCTTGTGGTGTTTGCCCACTGCAAGAGCATTTTTAGTGGTTGTCATGATCTCCTACTCTTTCGTAATCAGGTACAAAACACCGAGTGTCGCGATACATGTACCGGCAACAATGGCTCCAAGCGGCCATCCATACGCACCGCCCACGCCAATAGAAACAGCCGCAATACCGATATAGATATAGGCTGCTGCCAACTTACTTGACTTCTCGTCCATCTATCCCACCATCTCCTTCATCCACTTAAAGAGGTCTGTGCGCCTGACACGCCGACCGCGTACATATCCGTGCGGCATAAGCGACGGAAGCTCTGCACGCCTGATGGCAGTGCGGATTACTTTCTGCGAGAATCCGGAGATCGCCGACGCTTCGGAAATTGAAAGCGTTAGTGGCCCATCCGGAGCCGCAAAGTTCGAGTTCTGCATACGTGCTCCTTTCTCTAGTTACTTCCGATAAATCAGTGCAGTTCTTTCTATGAGGGCTGCCAACGTGACAGATAGAGGACACTGCCGGCTCCCCCGGTTTGTGCCGTCGTATCTGGTATTCAGCTTTCAAGGTACGAGTAGTGCTTGGTAGTGCTTAGTGCTTTACTGGCTCGCCGAGAACGTCGGTAATTGAGCAACCGATTGCAGAGCAAATGGCAAGTAGGGTTGTAACGGCGGTGTTCGGATTTTCTCCGCGCTCAATACGAAAAATCGTGTCTTGCGTTACTCCGCTTTCATACGAGATTTCACGTACCGTCTTGCCGCTTGCCTTTCTCAGCTCTCGTAGCTTCTGACCATTCATGTTTTCACCTCCTTTGTATTACCCAATTGGGTAACTGTGTAAGTTTATACACCCGTTTGGGTAATTATGCAACAACATATTGTAAAAATTTTCTATTTTGGGTAAATTATGAAAACATCGATTACCAGAGGGGGTAATAGTGACCATTGAAGAATGTCTTCGTCAATTTATGATTGATGATTATGGAAGTGTTAAAAAGTTTGCTGAATGCGCTGGTCTTCCGCCAACTACGGTATATAACGTTCTGACTCGTGGAGTCAGTGGCTCTGGATTTGAGATAGTCCAAAAGATATACAACACACTCGGCCTTCATTACACAGTCAGAGGATTTGAAACAGACTATGACTACGAAGATTTGCGAGCGAAACGTGATGAATATCTCAATAAAAGAAATGGCGGATTCGTCGAAGTCCCCCTCCTTGGCCGTATAGCAGCTGGCGTTCCTATAAAAATGGATCTAGTCGAGACTACTGTTCTTTGTCCGGCTGAAATCCGCCGCCGTCATCCTAATGCGTTCTTCTTGACTGTTGATGGCGAGAGCATGAACAACGTCTTACCAAATGGATGCTATGCGCTAGTAGATCCGGAGAAGAAGTCTCCCGTTGTGGATGGAACAGCGTACGCGGTCTGCGTGAATGGTTATGACGCGACCATCAAGCGTATTAAGCAACTGGAAAACGGCGTAGAGCTTATCCCAGACTCTAAAGACCCCACCTTCCATGCTCAGGTCTACGATAAGACGGTAGAAGGCACAGAAAGTATTACCATCATCGGTGAAGTGGTGTGGTACTCCATACCATTTGATTTCAAAATCTAAGAGAAAGGGAAGAAATGAAGTATCAGAAGTTTGTCATGGTCGGCGCGGGACTAGCACTCTCGCTGGCTCTCACGGCTTGCGGTGGTACGCCACAGCAGAGCACGCAAGGCACAACGCAGACAGAGACGAAGCAGGAACAGCAAGCGCCTGCCAAGAAAGACTTTGACGGCTCAAAGCAAGCAGAAGTCGGAGAAGGCTCTGTCATGCTCACTACCGCAGCCGGCACTACAGAGAATGGCAATGTGCCAAAGCTAACAATCTCGAAAGATACTCAGCTGACACAGATTGAGGTCGATACAAAGGACCTCGACCGTTCCGCTGTAACGCATATCTATGTTGACGGAATCGAGAATACAAAAGGCAATATGGGAGATTCTCAGAAGTCTATCGACCTTTCAGGCGATGCACTGAAGGCTGGCGACCACACTGTTGAGGTAGTCCAGTTTAAGGGCGACGATACATCCGGAGAAGTAGTCTTCTACCGCAAAGTTAGCTACCAGGTCGCGAATTAAGCAACAAAAAAGCTCCCTCACATCCGCCAAGACGACAAGGGAGCCAGCCACCACCGAAGGAGGCATGAAACAATTATGCCACGAAAACCAATGCGCAGTAACTGGGGTAGCGTAACTGAAATCGAAAAAAACAAGCGCTACCGTATCCGGTATTGGTCGGAAACAAAAGACGGTTATAAGCGTGCGTCTGAGACGGTGCGCGGTACTAAGCGCCAAGCATACGACAGACTGGCCGCGCTCAGGCTCAACCACTCAGAAGACGCACCGGCGCCCACGCTTGGCCAAGTATGGGGTATGTGGGTGCTTCCACGCCTAGAGAAACGATGCGCCGACCATGAAATCTCATACTCGACGTATGCCAATTACACACGCACGTGGCGCCTTGTGTTCGTTAGCCGTGGATGGTCATCGCTTCCAGTCGATACCGTTCGTCCAATGACTGTACAGGGTTGGTATGACGAAATAACCAAATCACAGGCTCACTTCGTCAGAATTATACTGGGCGCAATTTACGCAGAGTGTGAGCTCCGCGATGTCTGTTCTGCAGATGTTGCTCGAAGACACTACCACATGCCTAAAGCAGGGACCACGCGTGATGCTGGAATTTGGACGCTTGAAGAGTTGCGTCAGATCTATGCAACTTTACGCGGAACATACCTTGAAGCTTGGTTTATTTTGGCCGCATTTGGTGGACCTCGTATCGGGGAAGCTCTAGCGGTTCGTAACTCAGAAATTGAACTCGTTGAGTTTGACGAAGTGCCTGTGGCGGTCGTACCTATTACAAAGCAATGGACGCAAACTGATGAGATTGTGAATACATTAAAGACGAAGCAAAGCATCCATCCGGCTGTTGTCCCGGGACCTCTTGGAGCGCGTCTTTATGAGCTCGCACAGGCGTCTGAAGATGAATGGATACTGCAAGGACCAAAAGGTATGCCAATGACGCAGAGAAGACTTCTTCGTGTGTGGAAGATGGTTTGTCGCGATGCTGGTGTTAAGCATCATCCAAAGGGAAAGCTGCGTAATTCGTGGCAAACGTTCACCCACTGGGAGCTAGGCATTGAGCGTGAGAAGATAGAGCGCATGATGGGTCATAAAGGTTCAAGCGTCACAGAGATCCACTACGATAAGCCGGAAGCAGAAATGCTCGCGAAGGCTGCCGCAGAAGCCTATAAGCTACATTCATATGCTGATAATTGGGACGAATTGGGACTCGAATAGTAGCTATATAGCCGTTTACCTGCTTCTATTGTGTAATAAAATACACTAAAAAATATAGAACAGCCGTAAATGTAAGATTCAATGAGCACAAAAAATTCTGCACTGTTCTTATGGACTTATAAACTTGATATTATACGAATACCGTTTTGATAAGGTGATATTCTGACTGATAAAAGATAAGAAATTCAATCTGAATCTTGGAATATATTGCCTAACTATCACCAAGATATTCTTACGCTTATTAGGTAACATAATGTCAAAGGCGGTGATAGTATGCGGATCCTTCTAGCTGAAGATGAAAAAAGAATGGCTGCAGCCATTGTGGCTCTCTTAAAGCAGGAAAAATACGACGTCGATCACATGGCGGACGGCGTATCCGCACTTCTCGCCCTAGAAAGCAATATGTACGACATCGCAATCCTTGATGTCATGATGCCTAAAATGAACGGCTTTGAAGTCTCTCGTAAAGCACGGAGTAAAGGAATCACCATCCCCATTTTGATGCTGACGGCAAAAAGTCAGCTGGACGATAAGGTCGAGGGTCTTGATAACGGTGCCGATGACTACCTGACAAAACCATTCCATACCGCAGAACTTCTCGCCCGCCTACGCGCTCTAGGGCGGAGAAGCTCTAACTTTCAAGATAGCGTTCTGCACTTTGGAGACCTCTCGCTTGATACTTCAACCGCAACGATTACCTGCAATTCTTCGGGACAGAGCGTTCGCTTGAGCGAGAAAGAATTGCGCATCCTGGAGTATATGATTGGAAGCCACGGTCGGATTGTGACGCGCGACCAGCTTGCCATTAAGATCTGGGGTTTTGAAAGCGACGCTGAATACAACAACGTGGAGGTGTATATGTCTTTCACGCGTAAAAAGCTGGCATTTGTCGGCTCAAAGGTAGAAATCAAAGCCGTTCGCGGTTTGGGATATGAATTGAGGGAACAAACTGTTTAG